AACAATCGTGTTAGGATGAAAAGTAATATGCGGTTCTCCGCCAATATCAACTTCTTTGAGATCTTCTTTCGCATATAGAAAGTCACCTTGTATCACACCCTTGATGCCGAGCTTAGGTAGTTCAGCAAGAGCAAGTTTCAATTTTGTATTCAAATCGCCGGAAGTATCGGCATCAATGTCTGCGTTCGTCTTATAGACCTTTGGGTTCTTATTAAAGATGCCCTTCTTTGCCACAAAGAACTTTTTATCTGATGGATCTATTCCTGCAAAAATAGCGGGTGCACCGTCAAATTTTACTGTTATATTCACCGGTATTTTTGTTTTTCCTGCAAGCATATCTCGAAGTGAACGAAGAAAGTTAATAGCTTGTCTAGTACCTTCAACACCAGAATTTAAAATCTCATCTTCAAGATGTTCTAGATGTGTATTCTTGCCATCCTTAGCTTCAGCTAAAAAGTTAGCGAACGATTTCATTTCGTAATCTTTCTTTTAATATATTGGCGATAGGCAAAAAGCACTCGTGTGTGGTGTTGGACTTTACACTATTTATATATCTGAGAACAAATACCAAATTACCTTCTCCTCCAGCCTCTTTAACACTCCAACCTTCTAAGAAACAGAGTATGATAGGATGTTTATGATCTACTGTTCTCTTCAAAGGATCGTTCGGATTGACAGTATCTTTAAATTCTTCTGCAAACTCTAATCCAGTGTAAAAGCAAGTCTTAGGTGGAGTTACAATCTTTTTTCTTATCACTAAATTTTTAGTGTAGTTTCTAACGTCTTTCATATACTTTTTTAAATTCTCATCAAAGGAAAATTTATCGTATTCAATATTATTAGACTCGATTAACTTATTAGTTCTAATCTGAGAAATATTATCAACACCGTATTTTTCACGCATCGTATTACGATGTTTTTCAACTTTCTTAGCAAGATAGTTAGGTCCATTAAGACCTTCATATACCCCAGCTTCTTTAAGTATTCTGACGATTTTGCTTCTTCCGTATGGCGTAGAATTTAACATTTCAGAAACGGAATAAGTTTCTTGGTACAGGTCTATTATTTGTTGTTCAGTCATTACATCCTCCTTTTACTTTATTTATAAAAGTAGGATGCTTACCATCCTATTTAAATCATACCTTCCTTACTGAACCGTCATGGTGAACGTGATATGCTTCGAACGAAATGTTAGGATACTGTTTCGCAAGAGCCTTAAACATTGTAATGTTTGACATCGCGTCGTCAAAGAAGCGTACTCTCTCGTACTCTCCCTTACGTAGATATTTGTGGAATATGAAACGCTTGTTCTTAGCACTCGATCCAAGTTTTAGATTTCCAGCTCTCTCGACGTATACATTATCTATATCTACACCATAACGTCTGAACGTGTCAAGGAACTTCTTCTTATCGTCGAAGTCCGATCTAGCAGTCACGATAATGACTCTAGACCCTGCGTTCACTGCGTTGCGGATAATCGCCTTTGCTTTTTGAATCATCTTCATGATAGGGATAGAAGTGTTCTGAAAGATCTCTGCGGAAGTAAACTCACCGAAGTCGTACTTCTCTCCGTCCTTAAGCTTATATGTATTGAAAGCTTGGTTGTCTAACGACTGAACGACCTTTCCGTCCTTCATTACCTTAACTAAAGCTTTTGTCTGAAAGAGCGTCTCGTCTATATCAAAGATCGTAAGACCTTTGCTGCGAGTCTGTTCTGTTATGAAAGATTTAAATGAAAGCATTTATATCGTTATCGCCTTTCTGCTCGAAATGAAGTCATAAGGATATATGCCACCGCGCATATCTTTTATGATCAAACCTTTATTCTCCAACTGTCTGCCTGCTCTATAAGTAGCTGCAAAGATTGGTCTATAAGGACCGTCGTATATCCAAGTTAGATCGTCGGCCGTATGCATTGCTTCAGAAAAGGATAGCGAATAGTCGCCAGACAGAGTTCTCTTAAGTATAGGAGCTCCTTGACCGATACAGTGTACTGCGTCCCTGCCGAATCTTCTTCCGTTTCTTGTCCAGTCTGGGCCATAAACAGAGCGAGCTATTAGAGGTTCTCCGGCTGCATTTTTAGGAATGTATCTCCATACACTAAAACCAGCCTTTGCCATAGAAGAGCCACCGCCGTCCTTTTTTAAATAGTTATAAACATCTTCAACAAACATTTTTACTAGAACGTCGTTGTATATTAACTGTCCGGAATCCTTTGAGATACCACCGTATTGTTGGAAAGCTTTCGCGCCGCCTTCTTTCTTATGAGAGATAAAACCAACTTCTTTATTTGAGTTATCTATAAGAGCGATATCTGCTTTAGGATCGCCGCGGATCTGGTCAGAACCAGCTGTCACAACAGATTTTATTCTGTATGACCCTATTAGAACATCTATAGGTCTGCCTTCCTGTTCTACGGCAGCTCTAATCAATCCTATGAGAGACTCTGTTGCTTCCTGTTCTGCTTTCAGAACATTTCTTGACGCCGGTTTCGCGATTACCTGAACTGGACCAATTTGTACAATTCCAATAGAAGATACATTCAATGACTGTCGATCCTTTAATAGTTTAGAACCTTTAAAAGTATTTAAGACTTTATTTAGAGCTTCGGATCTTCTATCAGTTACAATCGCCATCCTAGTGCGCGTGACTGGTTTTATTTCGTAACCGAGTCCTTTGAGAATCTTCTCAATCTCTGCATAAGTCATTTCACTCTCTTTTAAGTATTTTGTGAAGGAAAGCATGGAATAAGCCTATAGTTTTCTTTTATTTATAAAAGAAAGAAGAGGCTCTACGCCTCTTCATAAACTGCATTTACTTTCGTAGTAAAGAATGGAGGAGTCCATCCGTTAAAACCAGATCCTAAGTTCATCTTTCTACATAGATTCCTAGCTTTTTCTTCTGAACAACTTAGTTTAATTAGTAGGCCAGTATCCTTTTCAAGGATGTCATAACCATCTTCATGTTTCTTCACGCTGTAGCTCATTGTAGATCCTCTACTTCAAATAGACCTTTTTTACTTTTTGGCTTGATGTCCCATTGCTGGCTAAACGTAGACTTATCAAACACAGTTTCATCACTATCATCACTACTCTTAAATTTACTATCATTTCGTTTCTGCTTCTTATCGTCTTGTGGTTCTTTAAACAGAGTCTTTTGCGCGCTCTCTTCAGCATCGAACAGTTTCATCTTCGCCCTGTCAATCCCAACGACGAAACGACGATAGTGACCTAGATCACCCCAACGGTTCTTCAACTGTTTAAAGATGATCTGACCTCTGCTCTCAAGAACTTCAGATGTAACTAGACCAAAGATTGCGTCGGCAGTATGAGTGATACCCATAGACTCAGATGTATTCGATAGTTCTACATCTGAGCTATCATACGCGCTACGGTTAAACTGAGATGAAGTAACGATAGCAACGTTGAACTCCATCGCAAGACCACGAACCTCTTCAGCGATAGACTTAACAAGAGTATATGAATTTGCCGCGGCTGCACCCTTTACTCTTGAAGATGCGCAGATGTTAAGATAGTCCAAGAAGATAACATCAGGAACGAAGTTCTTCTTTAGACGCAACTCGTTTAGCAAGTGTCTGAAATGACCCGCATGCGCAGACGCAGTTGGATATTCCTTAATGATTAACTTGCCAGGAGTCTTACCCTTAAACACAGACATCTTTTTCTCGAAAATATCAAGAGGAAGTTCTTTTACTGCATCAAGAGTAATGTCCATGATATTTGCGTCGATACGGCGAGCAACTTCTTGTTCGGCGAGTTCCATCGTTACGTATAGGACGTTCTTGCCAAACATAAGACTCGATGCCGCCATGTGGCATTTAACGAGAGACTTACCGCCGCCGGTTGTGGCGAGAAGAACTGTCATAGATTTACGAGGAAGACCGCCTTTGGTCACCTTGTTCAACAGTTCGATATCGAACGGAATGCGTTCGTCTCTACGGTGATAGTACTTGTGACGATCTTCCACATCTTCAAGAAAGTCATGGCCGATGTTAGTGTCAAAGCTAATTCCCAACGAGTCAGAGAGTAGTTTAGGAATAGCACCCTTATCGTATTCTTTATCCTGACCGTCTAGGATTAGGATCGCTTTACGAATTGAGTTATAGAGATCCTTATCTTGACAAAACTTTTCTGTCTCATCAACTAGGAACTGCCCGTTCGTAGTCTTATCTACAACCAATTCGTCGATAAGATTGACAACATCTTTATACGAGGACTCGTTAAGATCTTTGCGCTTGTCGATGTAGATCTTAAGAGCCTCCGTTGATGGAGGCTCTTTGTACTGATTCATATATTCCGTGTATGTTGAAAAGATCTTTCGAAGACTATTATCGTCAAAGTATTCCTCTTTAATATAAGGAAATACTTTGCGACAATACTCATCGTTATAGATCAGATTCGACAGAATTGTCTTTTCGATCATTCTTCGTCTTCTTCCTCGTAATCGTCATGTTTTACAATTTCGTTTTCGTCTTTTAGAATAACGTTTCCACCAACCGTATACGCGTTCTTGATGAACTCTGCGAAGTTGGTCTGTTTAAACATTGTATCCCAGAACTCTCTACTGTCAACAATTTCTTTTGCTCTAAGAAGCTTTTCACTGATAATTTCTCCAGTGTCTGGATTGACTGCTTCGTACCAACCAACCTTTGGTTTACGAATGAAGCCGCCTTTTTCAGCAACATCGAGTAGACCGGACCATCTTGCGATACCGCCTTCCCAACTCACGCTAATCGGAATCTTTGATTTTTCTTTAACGTGACGAGACTTCTCGATATTAATGACGAAGTGATAACCCTGGATCTCAGTACCAACCTTATCCTGTTGACGACCGATGATCCAAATTGCGTCAGCCGAGTAATAGATACCGGTACCACCGCTAACGATGTCTTTAGGAAACAGACCGATCTCTTTGTATGTATGGTTGACCGCAATCAAAGGAATATCCTTGAGGTTCAAATGCGGAGTCACGATACGGAATAGAGACTTAAGAGCCTTGGCACGAGACATATCGGCAACGGACTTACCGTCCAATGCGTCTTCGACTTCTTTCTTGGATGCAAGGTTACCAACGGAGTCAATGATGATGATAACGTTGTCCTTCTTCTCGATCTTATCGAGCTGTTGAGAGATGTCAAACTTCAGTTCTTCAACGTTCGTGATTGGCGTATGAACGGTTCTTGCCATGTCAATACCAAACGACTCAAAGTAGGACTGAGGAGTACCAAATTCCGAGTCATAGAACAAAAGGATTGCGTCCTTGTTCCGTTCGAGGTAAGCTCCTGCCATAAGCAGAGCAAAAGCAGACTTAAAGTGTTTCGATGGGCCTGCCAGGACTAGAAGACCCGGAGCTACACCGCCGTCAATACGACCGGATAGAGCTACGTTCACCATAGGAACTGGAGTTGGAGCCATATCCTTCTTACCATAAACCTTTGACTCCATAAGCGGTGCCGTAAGTTTAATGGTGCTATTCTTTACGAGTTTGTCTAACAGACTCATGCTATCTTCCTTCTATGATTGCGAGTAGCTTGTCTTTATAGCCCTGGATCTTTTTTACACGATCGGGCCAATATATTGTCGATTTTTCTGGATTCTTGCAGAGATTATCTAAGAACGGTGTGATAGCATTATATAGTCTATTCAGTCTTTCTTGAAGATCTTCGATCGCGACTTGATCTTCTGCGTGTGCAGACTCAAGCTTAATTGCCGTTTCTTTGACTTCTTCAATCTCATCGTCGATGAAACTAAAACCGAAATCAAAGTCTATGATTTCTTTATTTGCCATGTGTTAACCCTCCACTGAGTGGTAAGAGAGGAGCTTTCGCTCCTCTCCTATCATTACTTTATGAGGTCTCTGAAACGT